ACCGCAGATGTCAAAAATTTGACAGCATTGTGATTCTCGTTGTGTTTAGCAACTTCCAAAAGACGAATTAAAGTAGTTTTATCTGTAGCAAATCCATTGGCGGATACATCTTTTATGTCTCTAGGATTCATATGTAATCCAGCAATTTTGTGAAGTGGGATTAATATGTAACCCTTCCCACTACAAGTCTTGCATTTAGTGGGATTCTTCCAACGTGTCCCATCTTTTTTTATTTTGTGAATCATTCCTTTTCCAAAACATTGTGAACATTGCCGTGCTTTTGTTTTTAAAACACGGCTTGTTAACATTCTTACAGATTTCACAAAATGTGAAAGGGACATACGCGGACGTAGAAGAGGTTTTCCCTTCTCATTTAGCCCAATATTAAAATGTTGCGCCCATTCTTTCTTATTTTTTACTTTTCTAGAGTAAATTAATTGCCCAACTTGCTCTGGAGAAGCAAAATTAACGGGGGTATCGCCCATAACTTCTACAGCGACATCATGCAAAGCCTGCTCTAGCTGTTCTTTTTCCTTTTCATAGTCTTCCTTAACTTTGTGAAGCTGTTCAAAATCAATTTTTATCCCGTTTTGTTCTATATGAGCCAAAACAATGAGAAAATCATTCATTAATTTTAAATGTTTTGTTAGCTCAAAGTAGGAAGGCTTTTTATAAAGCCGTTGTTGCTCTTTATATAATTCAAAAGTAGACACAATATCTCCAATACCATACTCTTCAACAATTTTCATAGGAATGACATCAAAGCTTTTTCCTTCTTTTAGATATTCTTCTACAAGTTGTGACTTTTTTAGGGGTACATTCCGTCTTTCACAACAATCTGCTAGGCTAATGCCCCATTTTTGCCCTCTTAATAACACATATTCGCCTAACATTGTGTCATAGACAGCTCCATCATACTTAAAACCGGTTTCCCAAAGCCACATTAAGTCAAATTTTAAGTTATGACCAATTAATAAAGTGGTTGTGTCAAGAACTTGTTGCAATTCTTGTGAAGATTTTTTTGTATCAAATTGTGCATCCTTGTGATAAAACCATAAAAATCTTGGTTTTTGTGAATTTTGTGAATATTGCACAGATACTAGCCTATTTTCTGGACAAAATGGAGAAGGGTCGCTACGTTTATTTTGCCCAATTACAAAAGTTGTTTCTGCATCTAATACTGTAATCATACTGTGTACCTACTCAAATCTGTGTTTAAATTACAAACAATATTTCCATGAAATCCTGTTAATTTATTCTTAGAGATTGTGAGATATCTGCGGCTATCTTCATTATCTGTAATATCAGATTTGCCTATTCCAATTATTAAATCTGCTTCAGCCGCTTTACCAGTTTTACTGTTCTCCATCATTGCATAAGTAACATTGGTTCTAGCTTCTGCATCAGCGCTTGCTTGGCTTATGCCTATACCAAAAACATTTCTTCTTTTACAGACTTCCCTAAATTTTGTATATATTTCCCGTAATTTTTCATCTGTTCTTGCAAACGCCCCCATAACATTTAATTTGTCTAGCTGGTCAACAATAACAATATGAGGTTGTTTTTCTGCACAATATTTATCCAGCCATTCTATAGAAGCATCCACATTGTCAAGCATTGTGAGATTAGCCGAGATTTCAGAAAACTTTTCTTTGGCTTGTTTTCTGTGCATAAAAATAGAATCATTGTCAAAACCTGTGTAAGCAGACACGGCACGAAGCATTGTTCTTCTTGCAGGCTCTTCGTTTGTAATAATGTGAACGTCCGCCCCTTGGCAACAGAATCCATTAGGGGATGCTACAAGAGAAACATAAAAAGCAGTTTTACCTATTTCCGGTCTAGCAAAGGTAATCATAAATTCTCCTGCTTTTCCACCCCTTACAACTTTACTTAAACTGGGAATGTTGAAA